GAGAATTAGATAAAATACATACTACAATAGCACAAATTGAATTAGATAAAATTAAAGAAGAACCTGTCCAAACCCCATCAGAACCTCCTAAAATAGACCTAGAAAAAGTTAAAAAACTTCCTAAAGGTCAAGCAAAAAGAACAATGATACACACTAGTTCATCTGGTAAACCCGGAGTATCAATAATGACTCCTGCCGCATCTACTGTTGGAGATGACTTTCATAAGGAAATGGATAAGCATATCTCTCGTACTGCTAGAGGAAATTTATATGATAATGAAGGAAATCCAATTGGTTAAGAACAGGATACATATTTTGCTGCATATCCAGAAGAAGATTTAAAAGTTATTTAAATGGCTAAAGAACAAACTAATAAGTCTCGTTATCCCTCAAGATATAGTCCAAATGGATTTGTCACAGCGGCCCAATATATAATAGAACTAGTGTGTGAACAAGAAGCTATTAAACAAAAAAAAGAATTGCCCGTTAAATTTTGGAACCTACCAGAATGGCGACTTATTTTTGCTGCACAACTTCGAGCAGTACATTCTCTATTAAAGAAATATTCTCCACAAGTTATTATTAAGGTTGTTAAAGAAAAAAGATATAATAATCTTAGACCAAAATGGGTAGAGGAAGCTATTGCTCAAGAACAAATATTAGCAAATACCATTAAAACCAAAGAAAATATATCTGATAAAATAGTAAATATACGAGAACAAACTGATATTAAATTACCAGAACAAAAGGTTAAATCAACTAAATTAAGTAAACTAATAGATTTGGATGAATAATATGGGTAGACCAAAGAAAAACCAAGATATTGAAGAAGTTGAAGTAGAACAAGCAACAGAAGAAAAATCAGAAAAGAAAAAAGTCTCACTTGAGGCTAGTATTGCTAAAAAATTTGGCGACAACGTAATGGTTGATGCCCAATATATTTTTGATAAGAAATCAGTAGTTATACCAATCAGCCCAGCACTTGATAGTATAACGGGAGGTATGCCAGAAGGTGGGTGGCTCACATTCACAGGACAACCTAAATGCGGTAAATCAACAACCTCATTATTTTTTGCTGCTACAGCACAAGACCCTAAGTATGGTGGAGAATCTGCTCCAGAAGGGCGTGATGTATATTTCTATGCGGTCGAGGGTAGACTGAAAGAGCGTGATATAGCAGGAATTCCACATTTAAATCGTAAAAAATTCCATATCATTCAATCTACTCCCGGCCATATTTTAAATGCTGCTGACTATCTAGAAATTGCCGACCAATTTATTAATGAAAAACCCGGCTCTGTTCATGTTATAGATTCTTACTCTGCATTATGTACTGATGCTGAAAAAACCGGAAGTATGGCGGATATGCAAAGAGCAGATGGAGCTAAGGCTCTTGCAAAGTTTTGTCGCAAAGTATGTAATATAGTTCCCGTTAATAATTGTATAGTAGTTGGTATTACTCATCAAATGGGCAATCCAACTGGACATAGCGAATGGAAAGAGAAATCAGGTCAAGCAATAGCCTATCAAGTTGATGTAAAACTAAAATGCTTATATCATAAAGCTTGGAAATTAACAGGTGACAGTCCACAAATAGGACAGGAAGTTATTTGGACTTGTGTTAATACTGCAAGACATATTCCGCCGGGTGGACAAACAACTGGATGGATAAGATATGGTATAGGTATAGATATTACTAAAGAAGTATTAAATATGGCTATTGACCTGGGAATTATTGAAAAAGGTGGAACGTGGTATACATTTCCAATGTTTGATAATGCTAAAGCACAAGGTTTAGAAAAGGCTTGTGAATTAATGCGCGGTATTCCTAATAGTGTTGAAACAATCTATAGTAAAGTTAGAGAGATGATGGGAATATAAACTTGACAAATTTGAAAAACGGTGTATAATATTAAAAAGTAAATAGAATCTAAAAGTCTATAGGAGAAAATTATATGCCAAAAAAATTAACTCAAGAACAAGCCAAGGCTAAAGACAGGTCAGGAAAACCAATCTTAATTGGTGAATATAAAGGAAGTCGTACAAAAACAGAATTTAAATGCCCATATTGTGACACTGTTTTTTTAGCAGAACCATTACATATATGGCAAGATAATACAAAATCTTGTGGATGTTCAACATATAAATGGAGAACATGTAATACATATACTGGAACAAAGGATATTTCTGGTAACTATTTTGGTAGATTAATAGCAAATGCTAAATGTAGAAATTTAGAATTTACTATTACAAAAGAATATATACAACAACTATTAGAAAAACAAAATTATAAATGTGCTTTAACAGGACTAGTTATTTGCGGGTCAAGAAACACTGTAAAAAAATGTTCTACATATCAAGAACAAACAGCATCATTAGATAGAATAGACCCAACTAAAGGATATACAACTGAAAATGTTCAATGGGTACATAAAAATATCAATAATATTAAACATAATTTTACTGAAGAACAATTATTACAATATTGTAAACTAATTATAAAACATAATAAAAACAAAAAATGCAAATCAAAGACTTAGATAATAATATATATCATTGGAAACTTACTGGATATACAGTTAATGGAAATAATGATAGACCATCTCGTTCAGAACTTCATTTAAGATGTCGTAAATTATTAAAAGAAAGATTTCCAACATCTCAAATTTTAGAAGAGGTCACTATCAATCTTCATAGACATCAAATAGCATATCTCGATTTTTATATCCCGCTTTTTAAGATTTGTGTAGAAGTACAAGGCGAGCAGCATTTTAAATTTATTCCTCATTTTCATGGAAGCATCGCCGGTTTTATGAAGTCTCGTCGTAGGGACGAAGAAAAACGTGAGTGGACAGAAAAAAACGGAATTATACTTATCGAATTGGCATATAATGAAAGTATTGAACAATGGAAAATGAAACTACAGTAATTTCTGCCAAAGACAAATTGTCTAAAATAGACCAAATATTAGATGATTATGAAAAAAGGTCTGGACTTCCACAGTGTAAAGCCCCTGGTGCTGAGGAAGAGTTTGAGAAGTATCTTACAATGGACCGAACAGAAATGGAAGCATTACAACATGAAAACTGTGCGGAGATTGGTTATAGACTATCTCAATATGCCTTCTACTTGCAACGCCTATTTAATCGTGAGAAAGCCCGAGTAATATGGGCTAGACAACAACTAACAGATACTATAGCAAAGTCATTAGGGGATTATGATAAGTTTACTAAATATGATATTAAAGTTGCTCTTATTATAAAAGAAAATGTCTATGCCGAATCTCTATCTAAAATTATAACATATGCTGAACAAAGGGCACAAAGATTAGAATTCTTAGCAACATCATTAAAGAATATGGCCGATGCGTTAAAAAATATGCAAATGGCTAAGGCACAAATGGCCCGTGGCTAATTTTTAGTGTATAATCATATATCATTTGTATTTATAAAAGGAGTGATATTATGATGATTAAATGTAGTAAGTGTGGACAAGTGTTTATAAAAGGAGAGCGTGGTTCTCGTCAAAATAGGTGTGTTCTATGTCGTAGAAAAGAAAATATAAGCAGATATTATCACACAATAGAAACAGCTAGAAAATATACTAGAACACATAAAAAAGAAAAAACACAATATGATAAACAATATGACGAAACCAATAAAATTAATGCTTTTAAATATTATAGCAATAACAATGTTATAAAATGTTGTAAGTGTGATTGTGATGATATTAGAACTTTACAAATAGACCATATAGAAAATAATGGAGCAACGCATAGAAAAGATATTGGTAATGGTAATATATATAAGTGGTTAAAAAAGAATAATTATCCTAGTGGATATCAAATACTGTGTGCTAATTGTAATTGGAAAAAACATTTAAATAATATAAAAATTGATAAACCAACCAATATACAAAAATATCGCCAAGAATATAGTAAAAAATTAAAAAAAACAGTTTTTAGTCATTATGATAAATTAATGTGTTGTAATAGATGTAAAACAACAGATATTGACATATTAACACTAGACCATATTGAAGGTAGTGGTAAAAAACATATGAGACAAATAGGTATTAAAGGTGGTGGTGGTTTTGCTTTTTATTCATATTTAAGAAAACATAAATATCCACAACATATAAAATTACAAATTTTATGCTTTAATTGTCAATTTATTAAAGAAAGAGAAAATGCTAAAAATAGAACCAATTGTTAAAAAGTTACAAGGACATATGTGTTCTATTGTTATAAGGAGTTAGAATACTAATGCTAGACGAAAAAGATTTAGAACAAATCCAAAAAATGATAGTCGATACACTATCTGTTGTTATGGTTAAAACTAAAACTAAAAAACCTAGAAAAAACACAAAAATAAAAACAGTAAGAAAAAAAAGAAAAGAACCAAAGGTTGTTGTGGTTGAAGAAACAACAATGAAAGATAAAACAGATTTAACAGCAGTGAAACCAACTCTACCAAGAATTAAAAAGATTAATACGGTTAAACACGAAGATATAGCTACTGAAAAAGGTAAAAAGGGTAAACAATGTAGAACTGAATCATTTGATACTTCTGGTAATAGACCAAACTACTTTTTAAATAGTATTGAATCTAAATTATTTAAAAACGATACTAAAATAGACAAAAAATTAAATGCGGGATTACAACCAACACCTAGACGCGGAGCCGTTGAATTATTTGAGATAAATTGTAAAGTTTGTGGTAAATCTTGTATAGTTTCTGAATCAATGATAATGGTTGACCCAGAAACACAAGAAGTTTCAGAATATACATGCGATGAATGTATAAGGCGATAAATATATTATGAGCATAATTTTATCTGATGTTATTACTGAAAGAGCTGTATTAGCAGGAATATGTAGATATGGGTCGGACGCATATTATGATGTAGCAGATATGCTTCAAGAATCTACTTTTACAAATGAAACAAATAAACTAATATATCGTTCAATTGTTCATTTGATGAAAGATAATGATATTAAAAAAATAGATATTTCATTATTACATAGTGCATCACACGAATTAGGTATAAGCTATATTTTAGCCAAAAAAGAGGAAACACAACATATTCAGGCAATTCTTGATTTGCCAATAGAACTAACAAGTTTAACAAAATTTGCGGCAAAAATTAGAAAATTAGAAATAGCAAAATTACTTCACGCCCAATTAGAAAATGCTCAACAGAAATTATTAGAAATTAAGGGTGATGAAAAAGTAGCTCATATATTAGGAATTGCCGAAGACAGCGTTTTTAATTTTACTCCATTATTAAATGACCAATCAGATGCTCCTAGTATTATTGGCGATGGATTAGAAGAAAGACTAACTGAATTAGCAGATAATCCAGTAACACAGGTTGGTATTCCAACAGGATTTAAGGTTTGGGACGTTTCAATCGGTGGTGGATTACGCGGTGGAACCGTTAATGTTATTGGGGCACGACCAAAAACTGGAAAAACTATATTATCAGACAATGTTGGATTATATATTGCTGATACTATTGGTATTCCAGTTTTGAATATGGATACAGAGATGCTGAAAGAAGACCATGAAAATCGTATTATAGCTAATTTAACAAGCACAGAAATTAATGATATTGAAAATGGTCAATTTGCTAAAAATCCAACTAATAAAGTTAAAGTTTTAGAAGCCGCTAAAAAACTTAAAAGTATTCCATATTATCATAAAAGCATAGCCGGTAGACCATTTGAAGAACAATTAGCTATTATGCGTAGATGGATAGCTAAAGAAGTAGGTTTTAATACAGATGGAACAGCTAAAAGATGTGTAATTATATATGATTATTTAAAATTAATGGATACTCAAGGATTAGATAGTCTGGCTGAATTTCAATTACTTGGCTTTATGATGACTAGTCTACATAATTTTATGGTTAGATATAATGTTCCATGTTTAGCATTAATGCAACTTAACCGCGATGGAATAACAAAAGAAAGCACAGATACGGCAAGCGGTTCCGACCGTATAGTATGGTTATGTTCAAATTATACTATATATAAAAGAAAATCAGATGAAGAGATTGCTGAAAGTGGAATTAAAAACGGAAATAGAAAACTTGTAACAATTGCTGCTCGGCACGGGGCAGGACTAGATGACAAAGACTATATCAACTGTCATTTTATTGGAAAATTTGGTAGAATTACTGAGGGTTTAACAAACTTTGAAGCTATGAAAAAAATTGAAGATACAGATAATGGTTTTATAGTTGATGATAATGAGAATAATATCCCTTTTGATGATAAATAATATGATTATAAAATGTAGTAAATGTAATAAAGAATTTGAAAAAGGATGTAAATCATCAAATCATCATATATGTAAAACATGTAATTTATTATCTCAAAAACAACACTATATTAAAAATAGAAAAAGAATTTTAAAACAAAAGAAGATATATTGTAAAGAAAATAAAACGAAAATATATGAGCGTTATAATAATTATAAATTAATAGTATTTAAACATTATTCACAAAAAGAAATTCCAGAATGTAACATATGTGGTTGTAAAGATATTAGGGTATTAGAGATAGACCATATAAATGATAATGGAAATATTCATAGAAAAAACCGCAATGGTCGTACAGTACAATATTCATGGTTTATAAGTCATAACTATCCAGTAGGATATCAGATTTTATGTGCTAACTGTAATTGGAAAAAACATTTGGAAAATATTAAAAATAAAAATCCAACATATAGACAGGCTATGAATAAAAAGACTCAAGAAAAACTTAAAAAAGAAGTTTTTTCTCATTATGGAAACTGTTGTAATAATTGTGGAGAAACAAATATCAATATATTAACATTAGACCATATTAATGGAGGTGGTAGAGAACATAAAAGAAATATTACTTCTACATCATTAGGAAATAGATTTTATGGATTATTAAAGAAAAATAATTATTTGAGTGATTCTCCTATTCAAATTTTATGTAGAAATTGCCAAAGAATTAAAGTCATAGAAAATGAAGAATGTAAAAAACTACCCTTCGACGCCGATTGACCAAAACAAGCTTCATATATTATCTCAAAAAATTATGGAGCGATTTGAAGAAATAATGTCCTGTCTCGGCATTGAATTAAAGAAACAAAAAAGATTTTGGGTGGGAAAGTGTCCTATTCATGGTGGAGATAAATTTAATGCTGTTAATATTTATCATACGGGAAGTATTGTTGGTAATTGGAAATGTCGAACTGCCCAATGTGAAAAATATTTTGTTGGGTCAATCATAGGATTTATTAGGGGTGTATTATCGCATAATAAATATGGCTGGCTAGGCCCAGGCGATAAAATGGTTACTTTTGCCGAAACTCTTAACTTCATATCTAAGTGTTTAAATGAAGATTATCAATCAATTGAAATAGACTTTGTAGCATTAGAAAAGACAAGATTCAATAATAATATATCTCTTCTTAATCGTCAATTACAAAAAGGAAATGGTAAAACAAGAGCAAATATTCGTACAGAAATAAATATACCGGCTGAATATTTTATTAAAAGAGGATATAATAAAGATATATTAGATAAATATGATGTTGGTTTATGTGACGACCCTAGAGATTTAATTAATTTTAATAGAGTTGTTGTTCCCATATATGATATAGAACATAAATCTACTGTAGGAAATACATCAAGAAGTATTTTTGAAAAATGTCCAAAGTGTAATACATGGCATAATCCAAAACATAAATGTCCAAGAGAAGAAGAGTCTTATAAATATGCTAAATGGAGACACTCGTCTGGATTTAAAAAGGATGAATGTTTATATAATTATTGGTTTGCCAAAGACCATATTAAAGATACTCAAGTTGCAATATTAACAGAAAGCCCAGGAAATGTTTGGAGATTTGAAGAAGTAGGAATACCAGTTAGTCTAGGAACATTTGGTGCTAGTTTTGGTGATGGTCAATTATATTTATTAAATAGAACTGGCGCACTTACCATAATAACAGCAATGGATAATGATGAAGCTGGACAAAGATGTGCAGCGGATATTGCCTCGGTCTGCAAAAATACTTATAAGATATATAATTTTATTCCCCTTTCAAACGATATCGGGGAAATGACAAATGATGAAATAAACGAAAAATTTCGTCCGTTGTACAATTCTTGTGTAAAAGAGTGGATGTTATGATAATTTTATTAAGTAAAGATAAAGAACTAAAAAAACAAATAAAAAAAGTGGACAATATACAACATACAACAAATATATATGATTGTCAAACATTATTATCTAGTGAAAATATGGAGTGTGATATTCTAATATTGGCATTAGATTTAATTAAAGAATATTATCAAATATTTTTTACTTGGATTATTGAGAAAAATTTCTTTATAAGAACAATTTTGATATATTATGATGATAAAAATATAAAAATACCTAGTGAATTTTATACATATCTTGGTAAACTAGAGGATGCTAGATATGTAAATAATATTGTTAATAAAGACAAATTAATAGATGCAATCAAATTATTATAAAAGGAAAAATTATGACACAGCAAATACTTTGTTTATCTGGTAGAAAACAATCTGGAAAAAATACAGCAATTAATTTTATTGTTGGAATGTATATGCACTCTATCGGTTTAATTAAAGATAGATTTACTATTACTGAACATGGTGAATTATATATTTCAGATATTAATGGAGATAATGAATTCGAGGGAATTTTTGATATCTTTCGCGGCACTCCAGCTATGGAAATATTTTTAGCAGATAATCTTGACTCTGTACTAAAAGTATATAGTTTTGCCGACTTATTGAAAACAGAGGTTTGTATGAAGATTCTTGGATTAACATATGAACAAGTTTATGGGTCTGACGACAAGAAAAATGAATTGACACATTTAAAATGGGAAGATATGCCAAATATTATTGTTGATGATGAATTTCACTATCAACACTCAGAATGGTTTATGAACAATCCAGAATATCAATATCATCAATCTGGACCTATGACAGCCCGCGAAGTTCTTCAATATGTTGGAACTAATATCTTCCGCAAAATGTATAATGATGTTTGGGTGGATGCTACAATGCGCCGTATTAAGGATGAAGGTGCAGCGGTCGCACTTATTTGTGATTGTCGTTTTCCTAATGAAGTTTTTGGAACACAAAAAAACGGTGGTAAAGTTATACGATTAACCCGTAATCCTCATCCAGAAGATAAACATCCAAGTGAAACGGCATTAGATAGAGAAAATTTTGATTGGTCTAAATTTGATGCAGTTATTGAAAATGAAAATATAACAATACCGCAACAAAATGAAGCAATATACAATACATTAAAAGGATGGAATATGTGTCCGATAGAACTGGAGATTAATAAATAATGTATATAACATACTTTCGCTCTAGTTCATATAACACATG